GTCATCATGCCGTTGGCGAAGGACTGATGGTCGAGACGCTTCGCCAGATGTGGGATGCCGGGGTGCCTGCTGACGTGATCGCAGCGCACCTCGGCATCCGGCGGCAACGGCTGCACGAACTACGGCGCGAGCACGGTATACCGGATCGGGTATGCAAGTACCGCAAGCGGATCGTGGACCCCACGCCCGACGAGATCGCAGAGCGGGCGCGGGAGTGCCGTGAGCGGCACTTCGCCCAGCGGCGGGCCGAGCCTGACGCTTGACACGGTTGCCATCCTGCGGTGGTTCACTCACCCCAGGAGCCCTGCCATGCGTTTGATTACCGCCCTGCTGATCGCCCTCGCCGCATCGTTCGCCCACGGCCAGACCATCGTTGTGCGTGGCCCGGCCGTGATCTCTGCCCAGGAGCACGCCACCGTCATCGCGCGGCGCGGCACGCTCGTGCATTCCCAGTGCAGCCAGACCGAGGGCATCGGCATGGGCTCGACGCCCGAGCAGGCCCGCCGCAACTGCTGCTTCTTTGGCAAGAAGGTCATCGTCGAGGAAGGCGTGGCCTACTCGCCAGTGACTCGCCGCTGGTACGCCGTCATCCGCTACAGGTGAACCGTGGCCCCGTGGCTCATCGCACTCACCGGCGTGATCTACCTGTTCGTGTCTGCCGACCTGGCTGCGCACGGCAAGCACGGGCTGGCAATTGCCTACGCGGGCTACGCGGCGGCGAACGTCGGCCTGTACATGGCCGCGAGGACACCGTGAAGCCGTTGACCTTTTCCGTGCCGGGCGAGCCCGTCCCGCAGCCGAGGCCGCGCGTCTCGACTCGGGGCGGGTTCGCTCGTGCGTATGTGCCAGCGACGCACCCAGTTCATGCGTACCGCCAGAAGATCGCCGCAGAGGCCACCAAGGCGGGACTAGAGCCGCAAAGCGAACCAGTTGAGGTAATCGTCGAAGCGGTCTTTGTGCGGCCCAAATCGCACATGACGAAGAAGGGCGTGAAGCCAACAGCGCCGAAGTTGCCAAGGCCAGACGTGGACAACATCGCGAAGGCGATCCTTGATTCGCTGCAAGACGTGATGGGAGACGACACCAACGTCAGGCTGTTGACTGTTGGGAAAGCATATGGAAACGAATCGCGAACAACAGTGAGCGTGAAGTACGGAAAGCCCTAGAAAACAAGGGCGAAACGTATGCGATATGCGAAAAAGCCGACGAAAATAGGCAAAAGCGAACGCAACGAAAAACATGCGTATTTCCCGAGGAAAACGCACAAAAACACCGAAAACATGCGAAAAACACGGGAAAACAGCGGTTTTTGCAAAATGCAACACCGCCCCGGATGGTGGGCGGGTGGACGGGTCCTTCCGGCGAAATCGACGGGAAGCCTCCACGGCGAGCAGCCACAAAAAAACGTGTTTTGAAGGGTCCGGTGTAGGTGGCAACTCGATCTGACCAGAAAAAACGACTCGACACCGCTAAGGCTCGCTACGAGAAGCAGAAGCAGCAGGGCGGGTCTTGGTCTCGTCGCCTTGCCGCAGCCGGCCGCGACATCGGGTCCATTCCGCCGCCAAAAGACAAGAAAAGGCTCGACTCCTGCCGGGAAAGTTTCCGCCTGTTTTGCGAGACATACGGGGCGGAGGCGTTCCCCCTTGCGTGGTCTGGCGACCACCTGAAGGCGATTCAGCGAATAGAGTCCGCCGTGCTGCGTGGCGAGCTCTTCGCGTTCGCTATGCCGCGAGGGTCCGGGAAAACCACGCTTTGCGAGTGGGCCTGCATCTGGGCCATGCTCTACGGACATCGCCCGTTTGTGATGCTGATCGGGTCGGATCAAGCGATTGCCGGGCAGATGCTCGACAGCATCAAAACAAACCTAGAGCAAAACGATCGACTCCTAGAGGACTTTCCTGCGGCTTGCTTTCCGATACGCGCAATGGAGGGCATCACGCGGCGAGCTCAAGGGCAGACGTGCGAGGGCGAGCCGACGCATATCGAATGGACTGCTGACCAGATTACGCTGCCGTGGATCGGCAAGGCGCCCTCGTCTGGGGCTGCTGTTCGCGTGGCTGGCATCACGGGACGCATCCGAGGCATTCGCCATACGCGGCCCGACGGGTCGACCGTTCGGCCGTCCCTAGTGCTAATAGACGACCCACAGACAGACGAAGCCGCAGCAAGTCCATCACAGGTCGCCACACGCGAGCGGATCCTCTCCGGTGCGATCCTTGGTCTCGCCGGGCCGGGGGCGAAGATCAGCGGTCTCGCAACGATCACGGTGATCCGTCCCGACGACCTGGCTGACCGCCTGCTCGACCGGGCGAAGCATCCGGCGTGGCAGGGCGAGCGGACGAAACTCGTATACGAGTGGCCGACCGCAGAGGACTTATGGAGCCAGTACGCGGAACTGCGGCGCGAGGGCCAGCGGAACGGCACTGGCACCGGGGCGGCAGACGACCACTACCGGCAGAACCAAACGGCGATGGACGCCGGTGCTCGCGTGGCGTGGCCCGAGCGAAAGAACGACGACGAACTGACGGCGATCCAGCACGCCTGGAACCTGCGGATCGACCGTGGCGAGTCGGCGTTTCTGGCGGAATACCAGAACCAACCGATCGCGGACGACATCGCGTCGGACAAGCTAGACAAGCGTTCGCTCGCCTTGCGGGCCACGACCTTGGAGCGTGGGAAAATCCCACTCGACCACCAGACGCTCACGGCGTTTGTCGACGTGCAGGAGAAACTCCTCTTCTGGCTCGTGGCTTCGTGGAATCAGTCGTTCGGCGGTCACGTCGTGGCCTACGGCACCTTCCCTGACCAGGCTTCGTCGTTCTTTGAGGCGAAGCACGCGAAGCGGACGCTCGCCCAGGCGGCGAAGGGGGCGGGCTTCGAGGCGTCGCTCCACGCGGGGCTAGAGTCGGTCTCTCAGTTGCTCATGGGCCGCGACTGGAAGCGTGAGGACGGGGCGGCGATGCGGATCTCGCAAATGCTCATTGACGCCAACTGGGGGCAGAGCACCGGGACGATCCGCACCTTCTGCCGGCGGTCAGCGTTTGCGGGGGCGATCCTGCCGAGCCACGGCAAAGGCATCGGCGCGTCGAGCCAGCCGATCGGTGAGAAGAAAAGCCGTGGCGACCGCATCGGGCTCAACTGGAAGGTCGGCCAAATCAGCGAGGGGCAGCGGTCATGCCTCTACGACACGAACTTCTACAAGACCTTCGTCGCGGCTCGCCTGCGGTTGCAGATGGGCGACCCCGAGGCTATTGCGTTCCACGCCGGGCAGCACGATCTCCTATTCGAGCACCTGACGAGCGAATACCCGGTGAGGACCGAGGCCCGTGGCCGGGTGGTCGATGAGTGGAAGATGGCGGGCCGAGATAACCACTGGCTCGACTGCCTGGTCGGCTCTGCGGTCGCGGCGTCGATTGCGGGCGTCCATCCGATTGCGACGGAGGCTGGCGGGCGGCAGCGTAAGAAGGCGGCGCTTCCCAGCGGGCCGGGCGGGAAAAAGATCATTACGCTCAAGAAGCTCGGAACTTGACAGCGTTGCCATGCTGCGAGGATGCCAAGCATCATCCTCACGACCGTTGACGGCATGGAGCCCCAAGACGCTCTCGCCATCTGCTACCGGCTCACGAAGCCGAATAGCGACTGCAACCTTGAAGTGCGGCGGATTCTCGACGGCAATGGCTCGTCGGATACGCCGATTGCTCTCTGGCACGAGGACGGAGCCTTGCTCGGATGGGCGTGCTCGCACGTCTGGAACAACCACCAGACGCTAGAGATGTTCACGGGCGAGCGGCACCGGGGGCGTGGCATAGCCACGGCGCTATCGGCGTTTCTCTTGGGTGCTGGCGTGATCGACGGCGCTGAGGAGCTCGCGGTCTTCTCGCCCGTGACGGCCGACATTGCCCGGCGGTTGGGCGTCGTGGAGGTCAGCCTCTACGAGCGTCGCGACGGGGAGTGGTCGCTGGTCTGAGGCTAGACCCCCTACGGTCTACCCCCTGTGTCGGTCTACCGTCGCTGTTATGAGCGACGAAGTATCCAACAAGCTCGCCGAGGCGGCAGTCGGCCCGAAGCGCGTCCGCACCGACGCGGGTGAGGTCGAGGCCCACGATCTCGATCAGATCATCGAGGCCGACAAGTATCTCGCGGCGAAGGCTGCGTCGACGAAGGCAAATCGCGGGCTGCGGTTCAATCGCATCATCCCTCCGGGGACTATCTGAGTGGCGTTTCTCGACCTGTTCCGAGGCAAGCAGACGCCCCGCCCTGCGGTGGTTCCGGTCGTCCGTGCGCGTTACGACGCTGCCAGTGCGGGCGACGACTACAAGCACTGGGCCAACAGCGACGCTTTCTCGGCGGATGCCGCCCTGTCGCCAACCGTGCGGCGCACTCTGCGCAACCGGGCAAGGTACGAACGCGCAAATAACTCCTACCTCGCTGGCATCTCGTCAACGCTGGCGTGCGATCTCATCGGCACCGGCCCCCGGCTGCAACTCGACACGGGCGACGCGGAAGCGGATCGGCTCGTCGAGCGGCTTTTCTTCGACTGGGGCTGGACGATCGACCTGCCCGCCAAGTTGCGGACCATGCGGGAAGCCTTGGTCGTCGACGGCGAAGCGTTCGGGCTGATGATCACGAATCCCCGGCTCGACGGCGTGACGCTGGACGTGCGGCTCGTCGAGGCCGAGATGGTGGCGACGCCGACCGAGCTCATGGCGTCGACGATCACGCCCGAGGGTAACACGGTCGACGGCGTCGAGTTCGACCAGATCGGCAACGTCGTCGCCTATCAAGTCTTGAACTTCCACCCAGGCTCAAACTTCCGCGTCAACACGCTTGAGTTTCAGCGGGTGCCGGCGGCGCAGATGGTGCATTGGTTCAAGCCCTCGCGGCCGGGCCAGCATCGCGGCGTCCCCGAGGTCGCCCCGGCTCTGAAGTTGTTCGGCCAACTCCGTCGCTACACCGAGGCGGTCATCGCCGCTGCGGAGACGGCGGCCGACCTGGCTGCGTTCATCCACAGCAACTCACCGGCTGCGGAGGTCGACGAGGTCGAGTCGTTCGCGGCTCTGGAGATCAGCAAGCGGACGCTGACCACGCTGCCCGAAGGCTGGGATATTTCGCAGTTGAAGGCCGAGCAGCCGACGAGCACCTACAAGGATTTCAAGACCGAGATCCTTAACGAAATCTTCCGGTGCCTCCAGATTCCATTCAACGTCGGGGCTCTGAATTCGTCGTCCTACAACTACGCCTCCGGTCGCATGGACCACCAGGTCTACGCGATGAATCAGCGCGTCGAGCGCGACCAGATCGAGCGGACGATGCTTGA